GTGGTTCGGGTCTGAACATCCTGATGACGGCGCACGTCGGTCAGGAATATCAGCTCGATATGTACAAGCCGAACGTCAAGAAGCTCAAGTTCCTCAAAGGGGACCTCAAGCTCAAGAAGGTGCCGGAGAACTTCAGCTTCCTCACCGCCAACTGCTGGTACTGCGTGTCTCTCAGCCCGCTGCTCGATGCCGACAAGCTGCCTGAGTTCCCACGTGACGATGAAGACGATCTGAAGGGCGATACCGACCTGATCATGATCACGCTGGTCAACCTGCGTGGTAAGTCCGGTCCGTCGGGCATTCCGTTCGAAGTGGTGGTCTCGCAGTCCGAAGGCCTCAAGCCAGAACTGACTGAGTTCGTCTACTGCAAGGGCTATGACTACTACGGCATCAGTGACAAAGACGGCAACAAGGCCAAGGGCAAACCCAACTTCCGCCTAGACCTGTACCCATCGGTCAACCTGACCCGTAAGTCGGTCCGCATGCTGCTGGAAACCAATCAGCGCCTGAAGCGGGCGATGAACATCACCGCTGAAATGTGCATGATGCGTAACCTGTGGCACGACCTGCCAGAAGGCCTGCTATGCACCCCGAAAGAACTGTACGATGACATCATCGCTGCGGGCTACGACTGGGACCTGCTGCTCGACAGCCGTGGTTTCTGGCTGCCGTTGGAAGAGAAAGGCACCTACGCCGACATTCCGTTCCTGTCGACCATGGACCTGCTCAACATGCGTGCAGGCACCTACCGTCCGTACTGGTACGATGCGGCGGTTAAAGCCAAAGAGAAAGCCATGGCTTCCATTGCTAAAGCCTCTGAAGCTGAAGCCGGTACCGACACCAAGAAACCTGTCACCGCTGCTGACCTGATCATGAAGATCAAGGATCGTCAAGCGGAGAAAGCAACCTAATAATCTGAGGCCGGTGTGCGCTACGTGCACCGGCTATTTCTTAACTGGAGACACGTCCATGACTACCCGGATTGCTACGTCTGTCGCCGAATTACTCGCCGATCAGAACCCCAGCGCGGCCACGCGCTTTGCCCGCATGTTCAACTGCAACGCCATTGACGAGAAGGACGAGATTCGTGAACTGAATCGCTTCTGGCGCAGTGAGCTTGCAGCCCTGCACACCTCCACCATCTCTGCCCGTACCTGTCTGGTCGATGACATCGCCCCGACTGACTGGTTGCGGCACTTCCGCACACTGGTGCTGCCAGTCGTTGTTTCTCACGACCTCCCGGTCCGTCACTGAGGTATCGAGTATGGCCAGTCGTCAAGAGGTCACAGCGTTTATCGTCGATGCCATTTCCGGAATCATTCCGGGCGACACTTACAATGCTGACCTGACCAAGCAGCGCCTGGATGCCATGTCGGATACCGAATTCGATGAGTACATCCGTTCTCTGGCAAAGCCTGAGACCGAAGAAGGTCGTGCCACGCAGGAAATCCTGCCCTTCTACTCACCCAACCTCAAAGACCCACGGATCACCATGGATTCCTTGATGGCGGTTGCAGAGAAGATTGGCCATCCTTTCTTTGAACGGCTGTGGCTCACCGATCCGCAGACAGGTGTTGTGTTCCTGACACCGCAAAAATACTTGGTGCTTGACATGACCGTGCGTCGTCAGGCACAGATGCTCACCAAGAAGTCCTCCATTCCAGAGAATGCTCGCCACGTTGATGAGATGTCCGGGCAGGTCACTGGGAAGTCGAAAGGTTCTAAAATCTCCTTCCCTGAACTCCAGTCCCAATTGGCACAGGGCTTGGAACAGACACTGATCGAGGAAATCAAGGTACGCGGCGGTTCACGTCAAGCGCAGGTCGAGTTTGACAGGCAGCTGATCGAGACCGGTGAGGCCAGTTTGGAAGAAGTCACCGAAGGCGGTGAACTCACCAACTCCACCACCACTGTTGCTACGCTCTACCGTGGCATGATGATTGACAACAACTTGGACGAGGTCTGATTCATGACAATGGCCGATACCGATAAGCGCATCCTCGATGGCCTGAGTGAGTCTGTCGCCCGCTGGACCAATCTGTTCTTCAGCGACGAGATCATTCAGGTGCTTGGGATCAAGACCCACTTCATACAGAACGACCTGCCTGAACTTCGCAGGTTGCGCTGGTTCGGTCTGCATGACACCGCTGCATTGGAAAAGCTCTGGAAGCGATTCGTTGAGAATGGCGACTTGGAAGGCGAAGAACGCCAGTCCATGTTCGACTTCTACATGAACGGCGCGACTTTCATGTGGATGAACAACCCGGTTCCATCGGGGCATTACGACAGCTTCATCAGCCATCTGGCGACCACGCTTTCGTGGGTCAAACGAGCGCCTGCAGTGCCCACGGACACCCGTGAACACGTGGGTAGCTACGATGAGATGAAGGCCGTCCTCAAGGACAACCATTGGGTGATCTTCATGGTCGTGTTGTCGATGACCTTGTCGAACAGTAATCTTTTCAGCGATACATTATCAAAGGGAGTACCCAATGCAGGCCAGCGCGTATAACCTACTGCTGGACATTGACTGCCTGTTTGATACCCGCATGGGCACGCTGATTGATCTTGATCCTGAGATCGCAACGACCCTGTCGAGTACCGCATACCGCGAACGCCTTCTGGATGATTTCACTGCCTTGACTGGCGGTCGGATTACCACGGAGGCGTTCAATGCGCGTTATGCCAAACGTGATTATCATGTCCTGACCAAGAGCATCATCACAGGCATCGTACCGGTGTTGATCACATACGTCGAGAGTCTGAAGGAGCGCCTGTTCCGTGGGGTGGATGTGCAGTCGATTAATATCGACCTGAACCTGCATCCGTATGTCTTGCCAGGCCCGATCACCGAGACGATCCGTAACTGCATCATGGCCTTGTTCCCACCGTTCGTCTCAGTCGGTGTTGGATCATATCCACTTGCGACCCTCAAACCCAAGTTCTTCGAAACCTACTACAACGGCTGGGTCACCTACGACCTGAACGCGTGGTTGGCGCTGCATTCTGAAGAGCTGCTGGTTCACCCGCAAAACGGGCTGACAACCATAGTCCCCAAGCTCTTTGTAAGAGAGCCTGGGGAGTTTGAACCAGAGGACAATGAGGTATTGAAGGAGGCCGATAAGCACGGAATCTTCGAGATGGTGATGGAAGACTTCCTTCACCTGGAGCACCTTCCGGTGTCTGACTTCTGTTACGTGGTGCCGGGCGAGTACCGCCTCCCTGAACCTCAGTCTTCTTCGGAATCGTCGTCTTCCAACCGTGCCCGTTCGGCGGCTTCGACCGAGGAAACGAAGTCGTCGTAATTGACTGGCTGCGTGCCTTGCGTCGTGACATCTGGGACCAGTGGTGCCGCTGGCAATGCCGGAGTCTCGCGACGAGTGGTTGGGGGTGGCGTAGAACCTGAGGTCAGGTCTACGGCGAACGGGTTCTTGCCACCCAGCATGCGCAGGAGCTCGTTCTGTGCCTGAGCCAGACGTTCCGATTCGTTGACCTGGCGCTCGTCCACATCGATCTTCCGAGTGGTGAGTGCCGCCTGGTCCATATCACGCAACACCTGAAGAAGGGTATTGGCATCCTTGTCGACCTTCGGGACGCCACGCTTCAGTTCATTCTTCACCATGGCCACGCGAATACTTTGCGTGGTCTTGATGATGTCCGAGGGATCAACAGATTCACTGATGATCATCGGCGCATCACCGAGGTATTCATCATCAGCGACCGGCATTAATTCGCCGTCAAGTGGGTTAATAGCAGACATCGCGTACATCTCCGAAAAAGTTAGTCGCTCATAGGATTGAGTGGAGCGGCTATGCTGGGGCACACCATGCTGAAAAAGATATTCAACTGGGGCAAGCAAAAAGAGCCTGATCCGCCCAAAGGCACGACCATTTATGACACACTCAAACTGCAAATAGGAGAACTAGATGAACTGAACAAACAGCGGTTTTCACCTGCAAAAGCCCGTACGGTAAAACTGACCACCGCCTCATCAGGATTGGAGGAGTTGGCAGACCTTATCATCGAGGCTTCAGTGTTTATCAGCAAGCAAGCCTACCTGCCCGAAAAGTGGAAGCTTCGGCCTGTCTTGTACGTTGAACGGACACTGGAAGAATACTTAGCTGACGGCGATGAGATCAGTCACCCATTGGACTGGCTCACCGAACACCGTCATTACATCCTCAAACTCGCTAAAGCCTTCCAAGCCTTGGACCCGGCTGACAGTGAGTATTACCAACGTAAATGCAACTTCGTCGTCGAAGACATTCTCGAACTGTTTAAAGCCAGCCGAGTCTGCCTGAGATAATCACCTAGGAATCCCAACCCATGAGCAAAGAACAACGTCGGATGATGGATGACAAAGAGAAGCTTCTTAAGGAAGCGGCTAATCCATTGACCTATCTGTTCCGGAAGGTTCTGCTGGAACTTGGTGTCGAAGCCAAACCCTGGAACCGCCGTCTCACCGCGTTTCTTTCCAGCCCGCTGTCCCGTGTTCCGAAGAACGCTAAGGACATTGGTCAGGAACGTAATAACTTCAACCGAGCGATTGCCAAGAAAGAAATCACGTTCAAGACCTTTCAGAAGGCTGTGCAGATTCTGGGCCCCCAGCGCTATTCTATGAGCATTACGATGATCATGCGTGATGGCAGGGAAGTCAAGATTGCCACTGAGATGTTCAAGAACCCGTACTCTGCCATTGATGATTTGGCTGCGGCCATTCACGGCAAGGGCTTGAGTCCGGATGCTGACATCGCCGATTACACCGAAGATGACGACGACTCTGTCACCGATGAAGCGGTGGAAGAGATGATCCAACAGATTGAGTCAGACGATCGATTCAACCCGGTGGACATTCGCCAACCCCTCAAGCGTCCTGATCCGGACAAGCGTTCTCGTCTGAGCCGCTTGTTCAATAAAGACGTCTCCCCTGACAACAGTGATAACGACTGATGCAGACCATCCAGAGTTGTCCACCCCGTTCTAACAGGAACCTTGCCACCATGTCCAATGACGCCCCCAAGGCTACGGCCTCCCCGATGATCAATCCCGACGAAGACGGTAAGACTCATGTCAATGTCTACTCCCGTGGCGCTACGTCACTGGGACGTGCCCTGAGCAATCTGTCGGAGTGCAACATCGAGCACCCTTACTTCGGTCACTTCCGCACCCTGGAAGGCCTCTGGTTCTACATGAAGACCGGCTTTCGCGAAGACTCTTTCCGCATCATCAAGGGCGTGGCTGCCCGCGAGCTGGGTAAGAAGTTGCCGACCGCACATTACCCACTGTTCAGCAAGATGTTCAAGCTGGGCATGCTGGAGAAGCTGGAAAAGAACCCTGCCCTGCAACGTGATCTGCTGAACAATGAACTGCCCTTGGCGCACTACTACCTGTACGGTACCAAGATCATGATGCAGGACCGCCACCAGTGGCAGCTCGATTATTGGATGCTGTTGCGCACGGCGCTGAAGAACACCGGTTCGCTCGAGGTGATCCGCACTGAACTCACCGAGGACATCAAGTACCACTTGAACAACCTCAACAGTGCCGACCCTGAGAACGAATCCAAGTAACTCTCGGTGATCGCATGGAGGACTTCGGTCCTCCATGACTCACACTTTCTTTTTTCTTTGTTGGGGTCTGTCATGTCCTTGATCTCTGTTCCGTTGTTTCGTTCGAACAACACCGAAAAGCTTGAAGTGGCAGATGCCTACGACATTACAAGCACCCGGCCGATTAACAAAGTCTACGAAGCCTCCAAAGGCGTGGCAGGCAAGCTCTATGATCAAGCCGGTGGTGCTCGCGGCCTGTCCCAAGGCATCGTTAACCTGATCGAGCTGAAGACCGCTGGCGCCAATGGCAAGCAGTTGCTGGAGCGTGGTCTGGGGATGTTCAACACCAGTACGGTGGGCATCCTTAGAACGCTAGGCGAAGGTGTCCTGGATAAGGCAGCCGCCTTCGTAGGCATGGACCCGGCCATGGTAAGTCGGGTCAAGTCAGTTGGGGAGTCCGTGGCCCGTCAGGTGCAGTACGGTGATCCGTCTGACATCTCAGGCTACGGTAACCTACTAGGTGTGATGGGCGACCTGACCGGTAACCCGGAGTTCAGTCGGTATATCAACATCGGGATGGAAGCGGCGGTCTGGGGTGCGGCATTATCCCAAGCCACCGAGTACGGCGCGCATCACTACTACGGGGATGTCAAGCAATACATCGACCCTGAGGTCTACCGTCAAGCGGTGATCTACAGCCTGCCCGTGGTAGCCAGCTCAGGGTCCCTAGAAGCGCTTCAGAGCGTCATAGCCGAGCTTGGTGCGGAAACGGCCATCAACCATAAGCCCGACATGATAAAGGTCTTCCTGAGCCGCTTTAAGCTGCCTAGCGAGGAGCCCTTGGATAAAGTGGCTTACGCGGTTGAAGTGGTCGACACGTTGAACCAACTGAACCCGCGCTGGTATCTGTATCGTCGTGGGGACACGGACATCATGGATGTGTCTTCGCTGTCCAGTGCCTCCGAGGCCGCTGTGACGCTTTTGGCCAACCATGAGGTGATTGGTCCGCTGATTCAAGTGGCACCGCCCTTCCCGGAAGTCACGGTCGAAGAAGTGCTACGGGAGCAATTCCCGCTGATGGTCAGTACATTGGCATGACGCATAAGAGCCCAGGGCAACTGCCCTGGGCTCTATGTCGTTTATCACTGACGACCGGTCGCATGAGCGATGGCTTTAGCGCCTTCACCCAAGACACCCGACATCGCCCACATCGAAGCCCGTGCAGGAGAGGTTGCATCGTCGAACTTCGCTTGTTGACGCGCCAGACGCACAGCCCACTTACGCAGGCTGTTGATTTCAGCTTCCAAGGGCAACCCGGCCAGAATCGCCAAGTAGTCCGTGTAGTTGTTATCATCGTCGTAGGTCGAGCCCAGCATCAACGAGGCGGCATCACGTCCCAGGCCTGCCACGTCGACATCGCTGTCGGTGAGGAAGCCCACGCCTTTACCCAACCCGTAACCGGCCGCTTGAATCACCCGGTCCGAGAACTCGAACGCTGGGTTAATCGGCATGTTGATGGCATTGGACAGATCCAACAACCCCAACTGAATGTCCACCCCCAGGAAACCACCGGTGTTGTTCCAGCCGACATCGCCGACACCACGGGTGATGGTCAACGAGTCCACGATCGCCAACCGGGAGTGCGCACGTCCTTGCGCGAAGTACTCGATCAGGAACGGGGCGGTGTGCGATTGTTTACCCGTAGCCAGCGGGACTGACATGGCAAAGATGGCGCACATCGGCAGGATCAGGTTCTGCAACCGCGAGATGGGATCGCCATACGGAGACCGCAGCGGGATGTTCAAAGACAGCTTGTTGAAGTCGCAGCTGGAACTATCCCACACCTTGGGAATGTCCACGTATGCCGAACCTGCCAGCTGAGCCAGTCCTTGGATGCCCAGACCTTGAGAGACCCCGGCCGCGAAGTCCTTCAATGCGCCGAAAGCGGCATCCGCTACACCGCCACCGTCAATGTTACCGTCAAACATCGTGAAGCGTGTTTCACGGGCGCTGGCCGAGATCTGGTTGATCTGCTGACCAATCGAGGCTTCTTTGGTGGAGTTGTTGAACGACTCCCCTTGAGTCCCGGTATAGTCGACCCGCAGGCTTAAGAATTCCGAACCCATTCTGGCCTCAGACATGAACGCCGCTTCCAGCTCAGCCATTACGCCGTCGTTCATCCGGGTTTCTTTCTCCAGGGTGTCGCGGTTCTTCTGCCCGTCTTCAAGCGACATCTTGCCGAGCATCTCGTTGTCACGCCACAGCTGAGTGTAGGCTTCCAAGGTGGCATTGGTATTGTTGCGCACGTTGTCGAACACCGCACCCAAGTCATCACCATACAGACGACGCTTAAAGGCTGCTTGGATCTGCTCTTTACTGCTCATGTTGGCCAGTTCATTGTTGAGCAGTTCATGACGGTTGTTGACCAACCGCTGACCACGTTGGGCGATGGCGAATACGTCCAGCCCACCGTCTTTACGGTAGATGCTTGGAATCAGTCGGGCGTACTCTTCCACATCCCGTTGGTCGATGCCGTTCTCTTTGCTGTGCAGGGGTTTGGCCCCTTCGTAGATCGGCCGAGGAATGACCCCCATGTTGGCCGCTACACCGTTGACCATGGCCGAGACGGCCGTCCAGTACGGCAGCATCGACGGCTTTAGGTAATAGTACTTACTGGCCGGCCGACGGAAGAAGAAACGAATGACCTTACCGGCAAGCACGAATGGCATCAGTGGGATGGTGGCAATCGAACCCAGTGTCCATCCCAGCGTATAGAAGAAGCCCGGTGCGCGTCCGGCACGGGCCATACTGGCCGCTGGAATGGAGTAATAGTTGGAGTAGAACGATGACATGCTGTTGAAGGTGGGGAACCCCATGCGAAAGTGCACGACCTGCATGTTGTCATCGAGCTTCTCACTGTAGACCCGCCCCATGCCGTTTGACGACGTGGAGTTGGTTTCATTGCTGCGTGAGACCTTAGGGATCAGGGTCGTGTTGCCCCGTCCGTGTTTACTGGAGAAGACATTGTGCTTCAGGTCAGCATAACGGGTGAACTGCGGCATCGGGTTGATAACGAAGTTACCCCCAAGTGTCGTATCGCTGGCTTTTTGCATCGACGTCGAATAGATGCGGTTGATCACCGCTTCATTACCACCGATGATGGCATCCGATGGCAACAAGAATGCCGACTTCACCCAGCTGTCATCTAAGATGTTATCCATTGTTCATAACCTCTGATAACGAAAAATAGGGGTGAGGGGTTTCCCCCTCACACCGTAGAGTTACACTCGAGCGACCGAGACCGTACCCCGCGTTGCTGCTTTGGGAGTGTTGATCTGTGGAGACTGGGTAGTGGTCTTGCCAGCTTGGGCAACGAGCGCTTGCTCCTTGCTTACTTTGGGCAATGCACCCCCTTGCTTGATCAGGTTCACCAAGGTGATCAGCTGTTCAAGTTGCGACTCGTTTACCCCAACGAGCCGTTCAAGGTTGCCTTCTACGCCACCATTGGTGTTCGCAGCGGCGAGGGCTCTGCTCGAGCTTTGGACTTCGGCCGTTTGGGCCGCAACGCGCAGACCAGCAGTACTGTTCTGGGTTTGACGGGCATCTGCACGGGCTGTCAGGTCACTGACGTCAGCGCTTGGCGAAGCTTCTGCCACACTATTGGTCGGACTAACAGCCGAAGCTGTCGGTTTAACCATCGAGGGCATGGTGCCATCTGCCAGCTCGAATCCGGGTGATGCTGGTGCACTGGCCACGGACTCAGCCGCGTTACCGCCTTCACCACCTTCGGCCACCGCGGTAGCCGCGCCGCCTTTGAGGGTTTGAGCGATTTGTGCAGCGTCTGACTTACGATGCTTCTTCAGTTTGTCGTCGAAGTCCTTATACACAGCAGCCACCGTGCGTGGCCTGCCGGACCGATCGTAGAAGATCGCCGGGTTAGCGCGGGCTTGATCGGCGCCCACATGGTTGATGGCCGGATCGCCTGGCGGTGCCGAGAGGAACCGGCGTGCCCCACCTGGGCCGAGGAAGTGGGCCAGGTACACATCCGTATCGGCTACGTTCGACTTGACCTTGTTGATCACGCCGATGTTTTCCCGGATGTACTCAAGGCCCAACAGGGCGTTAGCCCGCGGGTCGTGTTGCGTGGTGTTCGGGTTGATGCCGTACTTGCCTGCGTACTTGGCCATCAGGGATTTCCATGTCCCTTTAATGACTTGGTAGTAACTGGCTGCCGACGAGAGGACGCCGGCCGACGGGTTCTTCGGATTGCGATACGGAATGGCGTTGGGACGGAAGCCTGATTCAACACCGGCGATACTGGCTGCCAATGCCGGATCAATCCCCACCATGTTCGCCGCCGCCATCAAGGTTTCCCGGTTGGCCTCCCAGCCATCGCCTTTCGGCATCGGGACATCATTGATGTTACCGCCCGAACCACCGCCTGGATGCTGCACCGGTGTCCCGGTAGGCATCGTCGCTGGACCGACTGCGGTGGACTGGCCTTGGTTGTTGACAGCCCCCTGTTGAGGCGCCTTCTTGTCACCGAACCCGAGACTTTCCTTAATCCCAGACCAGAAGCTCGACAGCGCACCTTCTTCTTTCGCCCCAGTGTTACCTGAACCTGCCTGAGCCGGATCAGTACCCTTAGCCGAAGCCGGGACGTTGACCTGCGTGGGATCTTGCTCCAGCAGCTCACCGTTCGGTCCACGCACTCGACCACTGCTGGCCGTTTGAGGTTCCGTGAGGGTCTTGTCCTTGACCTTGAGCGAGAGGTTGTACAGCGCGTCATTAACGCTCGCCACTTCATCATTGAGGTAGTAGCCTTTCCAAGGCGTTTGCTCAATGTCCCACACCGAGATACCCGAGGCGTCTTTGGCGTTGGCCGTTTCACGCAGCACTTCAAGCAACTGCTGAGGTTTCAGACGCCGTGCCGCTTCCGCTGCATCGATGTTCGCCCGTGCCCGAACCGAGGAGCAGAACGCCAGGAACGTCGGCAGGAAGCGCCGATAGAACCAGACGTAGACCTCTTCCGCTTCCTTACCGATCGGGGAGAAGATGCGCTCTGCTTCAGCGTACGCTTCGGCAGGGGATTTAAGCGCGGCCTGTCGGTTCTGGTCATACTGCACCATCGGCCAACAGAACGCTTCCAACTGCGACAACTGAGCAACCTTCGCTTCAGCCATTTCAGTCAGACCGTACGTGCGATAACGCACCGGTTTCCCGTCATCCAACTCCGTGTCACGACTGGCAATCCGCGCCGAGGTCGCCACAACAGCCGCTGCCATGGTGCCACCGCCCGCCGCCGCAGCGATAGGTGCCATGACCTGAGCCCCCGTGGTCTTGCTGCCCGTATTAAGGGCTGCGGTTCCACCTGAAGCGCCGGTCAGGCCGCCTTGTGTCCCTGCTTTAGCAGTGCCGCCCGATTTCGCAAGTGCAGCTCCTGCAGCAGCGGTTCCAGTGGCCGCGGCTGCGGCAGCACCATTGTCATGACCCGAATGATCCTTAGGCTTGCCTTCGGCCTTCGACTCTTTCTCCATGGCCTTCTGGATTTCCTTGCGCACATCGTCGACAGTGTCTTCAACATCGCCGGCATCCATTTCCAGCTCACCGTCTTCCAGCGGACCGACCATGTCCGCAAACACCTCAGGGCGTTCCTTAAGCGCAACCTTGCTGACAAACTCCAGGGCCGCTTTGCCGGTTACCTTGCCATCGATCTGAGTCAGATCCAGCGACTTGGTCAGCACGTAGTAGTTTGAGACATGAGCCAGATAGACCGCCGCGAAGCGGTTTCTCAGGAAGTTCATGGCGCGCTCTACATGCGGCTTTCCACTTTCATCACTGATGTTAAGCTTCAGTATCCCAGCCACGGCTTCAAACGGAACCGACTGTGAGTCAATCTTAGCCTTGCCTTCAGAATCGACAGAGGTGTACTTGGCAAACAGCTTCTCGAGTTCCAACATGGTGGTGACGTCGGTGCTCTCCGGTTTAGGATTGACACCGTATTGCACCATGCGTAGCCGGGTCAAAGGTGGGAGTTTGTCGCGTGTGGCACTGTAGACATACGCACCAACGGCAATCGCGGTTCCGGCCACTGCGATCCCCGCCAGTACCGGAGCACTGACCAGCCCTGCAGCACCCATGACTGCACCCAACGCAATGCGTCCGGCGGTGCCTGCCACCATCCGCGTTAACGGATTGGTCGCAACGAATTTGGCGGCTTTCCAGCCCATGCCCAAACCCTTGCCCATGAGTTTAGTCGCACCCCAGCCGAGCCGAGCAGCCCCGCCAAGCAACCGACCACCCATGCGAAGACCCGTGCCGAACCTCCCCATCTTGTCCAGACCCTTGTTACCCCACCGTTTGGCGAAGTCCCAGGCCTTACCCAATTTCCCACGTGGCTTGCCTGGACGGTTGGTTTTGGTTTTGTTGCGATTGCGCTTTTTCTTATCATCACTGCCGTCACCAAGATCGGTGTAGTCAATGTTGACACCGCCCTCGCCGTCCTCATCCTCACCGCCTTGACCGCCCAACCGATCCAATAGACCGGCCAACGCACCGCCTTTACCAAACAGGCCTTTGACGTCGTCGTATTTACCCTTGACTTTATCCTTAGCCTGATCTGCCAGTTCCTTGCGGCGACTGAACATCTCTTGGAACGAGCCTTTACGCAGCTTCTCCGGGGTCACTTGCTTGAGCGTCTCGTATTGCAATTGCACCGAGCGCATCAACAAGGTCACGGTGTCTTCTTCAGGCTTGCCGGAGAGCTCACCTGAGATATCTGCCGAAGCTTTGTCACTGCGGAAGAACTTCATCAAACGCTTCATGCGGGGTTTGAACAGACGACGTTCCTTATCGACTGCCTTCTGTGCGCTGGCGCCTACGGTGGTGAGTTTGTTGCCAAACCTGTCCACTGCCTCATTGAGGGGCTCGCTGTCACGAACCGAAGAGATCTTGGCATGTGCAGCCGCAATCGCACTGGCCGTCATGGCACCGGCTTTCGAGCCCTTAAAGCGCCCAAGTACATCACCTGCACGTTTGTAGATCTTTCCTTTGGCATTGGCTACCACACCGCTTTCCATCAACTCGGTGTAGCGGACAACGGTCTTCCCTTTAAGGTCGACGACATCGCCCTGGATGTCTTCCCAGCGCTTGAGCACTTCCCCAGTAGCCTTGTCGCGATACTCGCCGGCTTTGAGTTTCATCTCTTGCAGGCGGGGGTGATCCTCACCCTCAATCCACATGTCCTTCGCTTCACGTAGCACGTCACCGGCTTTGGCCTGGGCCTTGTCCATGAACTCGCCTGTACGGGCATTGAACTGAGCCAGGCGTTTCGGCGCACGTTCACGCAGGTTACGCAGACGCTCAGCGGTGGTGTTATACAGTGACGATCCATTGGAAGGACTGGTGGGAGAGGGTTTGTCGCCGCAGCACAGGCGCATGCCTTTGAGCAATTCGACGGTTTCCGAGTGGAAGTCCCGCGATTCCCGGATCAAGGTGATCAGGGTGCTTTTATCACCTAGGAAGCGTTCGAGTCCTCCGACGGATCTTTGGGCATCCCCTTGAGAACGTGCCAGATCAGCTCGATCAGCACGGCTGGCGAGATCACTACGAATTTGATCAGCGCCATAAACACTATTAAGACGGACACCACCGCGATTATCACCATGCGGGCCGCTTTGCGAAGCTCCAGCTTCGCTTGATTCGTCATCCTCATCGAGTACCGAGCCCCAGATTTTGTCGAAGTTGATACGGTCTTCTCGACCCTGACGTTCGATGTAACCCAGTTTACGGAGACTGTCTTTGCCCAGTACGTCACCCAGAATCCGGATGCGATCCCCGCTGGCGGGAATCATACTGGCCATACGCAGGAACTGGTCGCGGATATCATTTCCACGACGAATGCCTTCCGGAGAGGTGTCCGTGGCATTGCCTTCGTAATCGAGACCAAAGGTGTCGATGATCAGCGAAGTGATCTCATCAACAATGCCTACGTCTTCACCGGGGTACCCGGCAGGATCGGCAAGTCGCTTGGGGACCAGGTCACGACCATTGGCCAGTTCATCCAAAAGCTTGCGCTTAAGGGTTCGCTGGGCTTTGGAAGACATGACGTCCCCGCCGATGGTCTGCAGGAACTCATCTGCCGCGGTTCGCAACGAATCCCGTTCTGAACGGGACATGATCTGGCGACCGACGTCTTTGAGTTGTTCCTTCTCCGAGGTGAACCCACCCCGAACAACGTTGTAGACCCGTTTTTCACTGTCCTTCTCCCCGGTGACCGCAACGCGGCTCCAGTGGGCAATCTCGGACAGGTAGCCTGGGATGATTTCGATCAACGAACGACGAGCAATCTTGTCGAACTTGTCAATCTCATCGAGGCTCTCAACCGGCGTACCGCCTGTACGCGAGTCCAAGGAGAACTGCGGCAGGAAGGACTTGAACATCTGGGTCATCACGGATTTAAAGCCGGTGCCCTCTGTTTCCGATTGAGCGTATTCGTTCACCCGCTGCGGCAATCCACTGAAGGTATTGCGCAGTTTCTCGCCAGTCTTGGCGATGGTCTTGTTGCGGGCCAGGTACGGGGCAATGAACATAGACGCATGGTCACGGGCCGTACTGCCGATCATCGAACCGACGGCTTCGCCGCCGAGTTGATAACCGTTCATACCTGTGCCTTCGGTCATCTGCTTGGCTTCACTGATCGGGTCAATGATGCCTCTGATCACACCGCCGGCATTATCCAACAACTGCTGGGTGTAGTTCTGCGACCAGTTGGAGATGGTGTTCAGGCCCTTGCCCATCAGCCGCTGCCTGGCCAGTTGACCAAACATTTCACTGCCCCGAATTTTTACAGCTTCAGGCAGTGCGGTGTTGTGACGGATGGTTTCCAAGAGTTGAGTTTGCTTGGACGTGGCCTCAACCATCAGATCCGTCAGTTGCCGGGTAGTGGCATATTGACGGTAGTTCAGCTCCAACATCTTCTGCTGGTAACGAGCGGTTACCTTATCCTGGTAACCCACCAGACGTGCCATGCTGCGGTTAATTGCAGTGAGCACTTGGATGTTGGTTTTGAACCGTGCCTGGTCCATGGCTTTGCGTTCGACGTTTTCCACATCGTCACGCTTGGCGCGTTCTTCACCGGCCGCTGTACTGGCCTTGAAGATTTCCGCCAACGCAGCCAAGTCACTTTCTTCCTGTTCGCGCCGGTAATCAGCGCTGGACTTGATGCTGGTTTCTAAGTCGTCTTGCTCAAGAGCACTGTTCAACCGGTCGGCTACCTTTTTCGGTAGCACCTTATTACCAACAAGGTTCATGGCCTTTCGGCCAAAACTCTTGCTGCCGCGAACAATCTCCGGAGACTCTCCGGTCACCTTATCGTATAGCGATCGGGCATCGGTTGCGACGTTTTCAATGGTGTCTGCAGCCAGGCCGTAGCCGTCGGGCATCGCCATTGACATCGCGCGACGCAAGGCGGTCGGGCTGGCAAGCTCACGCTTGACGCCAGACAAGCTACCTTTAACTGCGCTTTCAATCGGACTGCGTGAGGAGCTGTCGACTTCTTCATCGGCATTCCATTCCGGAATGTCGAAATCGAAATCATCCAGACCTGAATCGTCCAAATTGATGTCGTCTTTCTTTGCCATCGAAATTCTCCAATTTGGCTTATAATACTAAGCCTCCTTCATACCAACTGTCGAAAACGACCGTAAACTTACAGGTACGCACGATGAACTACGCTGAAGTACCGGCCAGAGTTTGGCCCATGGTGCTGACTAAGGAACGGGTCAGTCGCATGACGCCTGTGACCAGTCTGGACATCTACGACGGGGCCAGCAGTGAGTTCCACGATGAGGGATTGTACTCCACCAAGATCTTTGGTCGGGTCGGTTCCGATGACCGGGACCGCAATTTCTCCTACCTGGACCTTAAGGTGCGCATCTTCCATCCGAAGATCTTCCGCGACCTCATGAGCCTTAAATCCATTTACCGCGGCATCCTCTCTGGGCGTGAAACCGCCATCTTCGATCCGGTCACCAAAGACTTCATCGCAGACAAGTCGGAGAAGGCCGAGACTGGGTACAGTTTCTTCGTGCGGCACTTTCATGAACTGGAACTGCGCAAGAGCAAATCCCCAACGCGCATGATCCGGGTGGAGTTCATCAACCAGTGGCGTAAGGATGCGTTAACCCAATACATCCCGATTCTGCCTGCTGGTATCCGTGACATTGAAATCAGTGACACAGGTGCGGTGACCAAGAACGAGATTCACGACCTTTATTACCGTGCCCTGTCCATCAGTAACACCATCCCGGTGACCAGCAACATGGAATCCCCGGCCTTGGACATCGCTCGCAACGCGTTGACCAACTGCCTGATGGAGATCTACGAGCTGATCGAAGGGATGTTGGCGGGCAAGAACGGCTTTATTCTGGACAAGTGGGCTTCGCGCCGCGTGGTCTACGGTACGCGAAACGTGTTGACGGTGATGGACACCGCCATTGCTGATTTGAACGACACCAACGCACCGGGGTTCGATGCCACCAGTCTGGGTCTGTTCCAGGTCATTAAAGGCCTGACGCCTGTGACCATTCATCACCTGCGTCGGGTGTTTGGCGAGCGGATTCAATCCGGTGAAGGTCAAGCGCAACTGATCGACAAGAAGACCCTGCGTCCCACATGGGTCAGCCTGCCACCTGAAGTCCGGGACACCTGGACCACCCGTGACGGCTTGAGCCGCGTCATTGATCGGTATCAAATGGTGGAGATGCGTCACCGCCCTGTGGAGATCGAAGGACACTACCTGGCCCTGATTTACAAAGGCCCGGACAAGACCTTTAAGATCTTCTACGACATTGAAGATATGCCGGCTCACTTGGATCGTGCTCACGTCTCGCCGATCAACTTGGTGGAGATGCTCTACCTGTGTGGTTACGCCCACTGGAACAAGTACTTCGCACAGATCTGCCGGTACCCTATTTCGGGTAACCGTTCCATTTATGCCTCTCGGGTCTACGTCAAAACCACGGTCGTGGGCGAGCGTCGAATCGAGCTGGACGATAGCTGGACGGCGTACGATGACGAGGAACATGTGGCCTTGGAGTTCCCGATGACCGGGTCGACTTCTTATATGGACACGCAATCTCCGCACTCCACTAAACTTGTGGGTCTGCAGGCGGACTTCGACGGCGACACCGGCTCGGCAACGCTGGTCATGTCCAAAGAAGCCTTGGCGGAAAACGATCGCATCCTGCGGTCTCGCCAGTACTGGGTCGACACGGACGGTAGCCTCTTGGCATCGTACGACTACGACACCGTCAAGTACGTTATTCACAACCTGACAGGACGATTCAAACATGGCCGTAATGTTTCAGTATGACCGCTTTGTCAAGCTCTTTGGCATCTTGCGGCTCGGCGGTCTGGAAAACCCTCGGGTCAGGCCAATCGCCCGCTTCACCCTGCCTCGTGGAACTGTGCTGCATTACATGCCCCGTACAGAGACTGAGTTAGGTCCGGCAGGTGACAACCCGGTGATCAACATCGGGCAACGACTGACCTTCATCGATCACGTACCTGACCTCTTGGTCAAAGAGGGCAACCCCCGTCCGACGTACAAGCTGATCGCCCCCATGATGCAGCAGTATCGTCGTGAGAACATGCTCATCCGTCCGATGCGCGATTACGATGCAGCCACCAAAGAGCCATTGAACTTGGTTGTGGTCAACTACTCGATGGTTGGCCAGATGTACAAGTACATGCGCTCGGCCTTGAGCCGTTGGTGGTCCTGGAAGAACGTGCGTTCGACCATGTGGGAGCGGATCAATCAGCTTAAGACTAACAACGAGCGTCACCATGTGGTGATCTTCGATGTCCCGCAATCGTTGCCTTCCCTGTCTGATCTGCGCAAGGCTGAGAAAGGCATCACACCCCTGCTGATGAACAAGGTCTTCACCTCCCGTGAGCGTCTGGACCTGCTGGACATCTGGACGTGGTTGGGTGAACGCCGTAAGTCGACGCCCATGGGTCGGCTGGATGAATCCCGCCTGAACCAGGTGCTGCTGCTGATCCGTCGGGACACCGGTTGGCTCAGTATCAACCTGGGGCTGCTTGACGGCTGGCGTAAAGTTGGCACTGGTGTGTCGATGGAAGCCTTCCAGCCCATGCCGCAGGAAGACAACTTCAACTTCGACGCCCTGTATGACGAATACGTGTCGCTGGAAAACGCCGGGGATATCACGCCGGTGGACGGGTTGTTCGAAGCCTCGATGGAAGGGGCAATGGGGCTTGATCCGAAGATCCTGCAAGTGCGCTTCCTGAAACTGCTAACTAAGGTCATCGATCAGACCAGTTCGGTCGTGTCGACCTCGGATGACGAAGATCGAGCTGAGGACGAGAAAGAGCGTAACGAGGAAGAAGCCCGTGAAGATGCGGCTGCTGAAGAGCAGATGCGGCAAGAGTCAGGCTCGGCACAAGAACTGGTCGAGGAAGAAGAGGAAGAACTCTCAGCTGACCTCGATGAACCGGTGACAGACAGCGACACGATCATGATGGATGAGGACGGTGAACTGATCATCGAATCCTCCCCGGAAGAGCGCCCTGACGCTACACCAGCAGTGGGCAGCCACAACATCGAACACACCCTGACCAGTACCATTCAGGAAAAGCTCGATGAGTTGGTGGAGAAAGACCTGTACACGGCGGCACAGTACCGGCGCATGCAGCGGCTGGCGGAAAGCTACAAGACCATCCCCAACCCGTGGGACAACACGCAGACCATCGAAGGGTCCCTTGAGATCACTCAAGACGATCTGGTCTTGGGTGAAAGCGACAGCTACCCCAAGACCGATGCAGTGCGTGATGAATCGATGCTGCAATCGACCGTCGAGAAGATGGACAGTCAGTACATCGAAAAGGTCATGAAGAAGGACATCCTCAATGCAGTCATGTCGGTGCAAAAGGCCGGTGTGGCAGTCACGGGGTACACGGTCGAAACCGTGGAAGATGCGGTCAGTCACTACGAGATCCACAAGATCCAGTTGACGCCTGTGACCGGTAAGCCTTCGACCATCTCCTTCCGGGTTCCGGTGGTAGACAAACGTGGGGTGTACATCTCCAACGGTCAGCGTTACCGCATGCGGACGCAGAAAGCCGATGTCCCAATCCGTAAGGTCAATGAATCACGGGTCGCCCTGACTTCGTACTACAGTAAGGTGTTTGTCGACCGTTCGCAACGGGCGGTGTTCAACTACGACAACTGGCTCGGTAAGCAAATCATCGCCAAGGGTCTTGATCCGGCGGATGAGAGCATCAAGAACGTGAAGATTGCCAACGTGGCAGACTTCTCGAAAGACTTGCCGACCATCTACACCGTGATTGCCAGCCGGGTGTTCAGCTTCGAGGCCGATGGGCAGTACTGGTTCGATTATAAGAACCGGCACCGCTCCAAGCTGTTTGATGAAGAGACCCTGACGCAATTGGAGATGCGTTTCAAGAAGTGGGTGGTCTGTGGTAAGCGCGGTGGTCAATACATCATGGTCTCGCCAGAGAACGTCTTCTACTTGGTCAAGCTGAACAGTGATGAAGCCACACCGCTGGGTCCGATCGAAGAGATCCTTGGCCTGTCGCAAGAGAAAGCCCCGGTCAACATGGCCGAGATCAGTATCTTCGGTAAGACCATGCCCGTGGGTATCGCTCTGGCGTACTTGCTCGGGTTTGATCGCCTGCTCGAACTGACGAAGGCTACGTACCGGGTGGTTGCACTGGGTACACGGTTGCAAATGGGCGCGGATGAATACGCCATCAAGTTCCTGGATGAAACCGTGGTGATGGACAAGTCGGACGTCAAGACGAGCCTGGTCTTTGCAGGCTTCCTGCATTATCACAAACACGTGCGTAACTTCAGTCGTCACAGCTTCAATGCCAAGGACGTGTACTTCAACATCCTGGAAGCCAACAACATCGGCCTGCGCTACTTGCGTGAACTGGACCTGATGAACGCCATGTGGGTCGACCCGATCACCAAAGGCGTGTTGGAATGGATGAAGGAGCCGACCGAATTCGTGCCGCTGTTGGTACGGGCTTGTGAACTGCTGGTCAGCCGGTATGTGCCCAAGAAGGTCGAGAACGCCGAAGGCTTGGTAGAGGGCATGGAACGGGCCAAGGGCTACGAGCGGATTCCGGGTGCAGTGTACGCTGAACTCGTGCGTTCGATTCGGGTCTACAACTCGCGCAATGCCAACAACAGCTCGCAGGTGTCCATGAAGCCACACGAAGTCTGGACGAACATCGTCCAAGACCCGGCGTCGGCGATTGTGGATGACATCAACCCGATTCAGAACCTGAAGCAGAAAGAGATCATTACCTACGGCGGCCGCGGTGGTCGCAGTGGTCGGTCGATGACTGCCGAGGCACGTCTGTATAAGGAAAGTGACATCGGGTTCATTTCGGAAAGCACGGTAGACTCCGGCGACGTGGCGGTCATCACCTACATGTCTCCGAACGCAAACATCACCAGTGTGCGTGGTACTGTGCGGGAGTTCGATAAAGAGAAGGATGGTTCGGCCAACATCGTGTCGACCTCAGCTCTGATCTCTCCGTTCGCTGACCGAGACGACCCTAAGCGGGTAAACTTCATTGGTATCCAGCAGTCGCACGTGATCTCTGCAGAGGGTTATCGTGAGTCGCCCATCTCCACCGGTTACGATCATGTCCTGGCCCATCGGGTCGATGAGATCTTTGCAGTCCCGGCTGAGAAGAATGGCGAGGTGGTGGAACGCACCGATGAGCACATGGTCGTGGCCTATGAGGACGGAACCTTCGAGCACATCGACTTGACGACCCAGTACGGGATCTCGGCAGGTTCGGTGTACCCGCAGAAACAAGCCTCTACGTTCCAGTTGGGCGACAAGGTACAGAAAGGCGACATCCTCAAGTACAACTCGGGCTTCTTTAAACCGAGTAAGTTCCACCGCCATCAAGTGCAGTGGAAGGCTGGGGTCATCGCACGGACAGCCCTCATGGAAGCCTCCTATACCCTGGAAGATTCCTCGGCGATGGACGATTGGCTGGCCGGTCAGCTGGGCTCGGAAGTGACGAAGGTGAAAACCATCGTTGTCCGGTTCGATCAGACCATCCGCAACCTGGTTAAGGAAGGGGACCATACCGACATCACAAGTATCTTATGCACGATTGAAGATGCTGTAACGGCGGATTCTGGACTCTTCAGTGACGATGACCTTGAAACACTTCGTTTGATGTCCTCGGCTACACCGACGGCAGGTGCTGTTGGCGAGGTGTCGAAGATTGAGGTCTTCTACCACGGCGATACCGATGACATGTCGGATTCGTTGTTGGAGTTGGTCAGTGCTCATGACAAACGCCGCCGCAAGGCAGCCAAGCGTCTGGGCAAACCGGTTGTCACAGGTCAGGTCGACCAGTCCCTTCGTATCGACGGGAACGGGTTAGAGCTCGATCACGTTGCCATCAAAGTCTACATCACTCACCGTGAAGGCATGGGCGTCGGCGATAAGGCAGTGTTCTGCAACCAGATGAAAACCGTCGTGGGTCATCGCTTGAGCGGAATCAACGAAACGGAATCGGGTAAACAGATCAATGCCATCTTCGGTGCCAAATCGGTCATGGACCGTATCGTCTTGTCAGCCCTGCTGATCGGCATGTCGATTGCTGTGCAAACAGCGATTGGTGAGAAAGCAGCAGCGATGTGGACGGGTAACGATACCAAGTAGTTGAAGTCCGGGGGTTAACGCCCCCGGATCTCCTTTTACAGCGCCTCGAATATTTACAGGAATTTGCCTCATGAGCAATGCTACTACCTTCAACAATCTGACAGTGCTCTCTGGTGCTGTGGACCTGGCCGTGGAGATCATCTCCAACGTGTCGGGCAACCTCGTCTCCAACCACTTGGATGGCGTGCCGCTGAACGACCGCACCATCGCTGCTATTGCTGCAGCGGACATCAACAATGTTATCGAGGGCCGCGAGAATGCTTAACCGTATCTCGATCGAGGCCGCCCTGCCGATCGCCCAGCGTCTGGACGAACGTAAGCTCCGGGTGCTGCCAGATGAAAACACCCCGTTGTTGAGCCTGACCATGGCCATCGACAATGCCATGCTCGACAACGACCTCGGCGAGAACGCCGACTTGATCGCTGTGCTGCAAAACCGCTCCAGCGGCGATGCTCACCGCGTGGCCAAAGCAGACATCATCAAACTGGCGTCCGCGTCGGTCTCGCGTCTGCATGAGATCACTCGCACGCAGGTGCTGCCACTGATCAAGGAAACGGCTGCTGAAGTGCAAGAGTACGTCAGCAAGCGCCGTATCGAAGCCTCACTGCCATATTCGGTCGTGATGAAGGAAATCCCTGCGGTGTACACCAACGCAGCGCTCAAGCAGCTCGCTGACCGTTACCCGCAAGCCTCGCAACTCGAGTTCGCCGCGCGTAACCTGGCCCCAGTGACCCTCGAGCGTCTGAAGGACCTCTGCAAGACCGGTATGGCTGGCTTCGATGCTGAACTTGCCACCGTGTTGAGCCTGGGCAACGATGAAGGCTACGCACAAGTGCTCAAGGTGCTGACGGGCCAGATGGGTCCGCAACAAGCCCATGTCGACTATCTGCCGGGCGTTCTCGTGGCGGCGCAAGCCATCTACGGCGAACCTGAGCCGGGTGTCAACCTGACGCTGGTCGAGTACAACGATTACCTCAACCGTCTCCTGGGCAAGACCGCTCAGCTGGTCCGCGGCGCATTGATTCGTTACAGCGAAATGGACAAGATGGGCACGCTGTATTCCACCGATGGCCGTGACTCGATCACCACCATCGTGGTCATGGGCAAACCCTACCGTGCGCTGCTCGAAAAGGGCCTGACCCCTGAAGCCCTCATCGGCAACGAAATGTCCGGGCGGCGCTTCAGTGCCGGTCAGCTGATCGAGAACAAGACCGCTCTGGAACAGATCTACAACCGCGAGATGAATCTGCGCAGTCTGAAGGTCCAGTCCGAGATGATGGGCATTGTTCGTGAAGCCCTGCGCATGACCATCAGCAAAGTCATCGTTGCCAAAGACCTCAATGAAGGGGCTGAAGCAGCTAACCGCAAGCTGCTGGAACTGGTGGCCAAGGTCAACGAACGCAACTGCGATGACATCAATGGTCTGGTCACTGAACTGATCTGCGAAGTCTTCTACCCGAAGACCGATGCACTGACGTTCATCCGTCTGATGAACCGTGCCGGAGCCGCTGTCAGCGATGACACCGATCCGCGCGAAGTGGCACTGCTGGCGACGTGCAAATACGTCAACTACTGGCTCTGCCGTCAGATGGGTCTGATCCAGGCATAACCGTCTCTGGCCGGAGGGATTCGTCCCTCCGGCTATCATCAGGATTTTTCGCAATGAGTATCAAATCGAGTAAGTTCATCCGTGACGCTGCGCGCGTCCACAAAGCCCTGCAACGCACCGATGAAGGTTCGTTTGTAGCGCTCAAGCCGCTCAAGCTTTACATCCCCGCTCGGTTTCCTCAGCGCGACCTGGCCACCTTCGAAGACGAGATCACCTTCACTGGGATCTGCGCTATTGTGCTCGATGACACCTATTACATGGCGTCAAAGATTTGCGCACCGATTCGAAGTGAGCCGACCCTGGTGAGCAGTGCGGTCATTGATGAGGTTGAGTACATCGAAATGCAGTATGAACCCGGTGATCGGGTCATCTGTAGCGAAAACCTCGTGATGATCGACAACCTGCTGTACCGTATCTATGACGAGATCATCGCCAAAGGCCGCGTGCCATGGTACATCACCTACACTGAGTTAGGTGGGATCTTCCAGACTTCGCTGAAACATGCCGGAGTCCGGGTGGGTAAGACACCTACGGTCATGGAGATCATTTCTGCAGCCATTGCCCGCGATGGCAATGACCTGCGTCGTTACTACCGTCAGGTTGTAGAGACCCACGAAGACATCACTCAGTCACCACCTACCATCATCCCGTTGCGTAACGTCAGCTACGGGGCGACCAACACCATCGCTAAAATCAGCGGTTCGCGTTTCGACGAAGGCATGACCAGTGCGATTGTTAACCCTGGTGAGCGCGTCGAACGGACTGAGAAGATTCTTCGGACGTAAAAGGTTAAGAGTTATGGAACGTATCGTTTATCAGTGTAACGTACTCCAGGGCATCAATCGGGTGGGGGACCTGAAGAAGCTCGACAATGGGTACTACGAAGTTCGCTTGGGTGCCCTCGGTGCATTCAACTCCGCTGGCTGGTTGTACAGCGAGCCGGAAGGCCGTCGCCTGATCGAAGGATCGGGTGGCCTGATGCGCATGATGGAAACTGCTCGCCTACGTGGTGAGTGTGGTCATCCGCGTTTCCGTCCCGGCATGACCCAGCTGGAATGGTTCAGCCGTGTCAACGACATCTTCGAACCGAACGTCTGCGTGCACATTCGCCGCATTCGTCTGGAGCCGGGTGTCGATGAGCGTGGTCGTCAAGTGACCATGGTCATCGGTGAAGTCAAGTCGTCTGGGAAGGAAAGCACCTGGCTTGACCGGCAGCTGGAGAACCGTGACGAAGACGTCTGCTTCTCCATCCGTTCGTTCACCGAAGATAAAGTCGTCGGTGGCGTGAAGACCAAGTTCCTGAAGAAGATCGTCACCTGGGACACCGTCAACGAACCGGGCATTGCCAAGTCGTCCAAGTACGGCACGGCGTCGCTGGAATCGCTGGCACAGGACATCCCGGAAGCCGATCTGGAAACGGCCTTCTTCGTAGACGCGCTGCGTCGCGAAGCCAAGAACATTCCTGTGGGTGTCGGCGCCGGTGTTGGGTTTGAATCCAATGCCAACGTCATGTCCCTCATTGCTGAGATCGAGCGGCCCATCAAGGCCTTCGTCCCTAGCGCCTGGAGGTGGTAATGCACAATCCCATCAGCTCAACGTTGATGGATGCTGCCGGGCGTCTGGAGTCAGAGGTAACTCTGGCTCCAGCGCTACCTGTTATTTCTGAGCTGGCCGATATTGACGACAGTCGTCTGGTCCTGGAAAGCTGCGTTGAGCAGATTGCCATGGCCGATGGGTCTGTCGTGGATGTACTGGAAGCAGAGCAGACATACCGGGACTGGCGAGCATCGCATCGCGATATGGTCACCGGCAATGCTCAGACGGGCGATGCCTTGGCCCAAGAGATCCGCGCCACCATGGAATCGCTTTATGCGCCCTCCATGGAATCGGACCTGATGCAATCGCTCAAGCGGACCTTCAACAACATGCTCACCATGAGCAAAACCTTCGGCAAGAACCTGGTCGACATCAAAGCCAGGCTCCACCAAGGGAAGGATTCACTGAAAGCAAACCCGGTGTTGATCGAGTCAGCAGTGGCATATCGGTTCTTGACGCGGGACAACAAGCCGGTCACCGGCCTGGCGACCTGTATCGAACCAGACCTTAAGTTTATCAATGCCTGCGAGGCGCACTACAAGCACCTCTACGACCTCTCAACGGACTTGGGTAAGCGCTTCCGTGACGCGTGCAATTCCGATTCGAACGAAGCCATCCGGGATGCCATCGATCATTTCGATGACAGCCTCTTGGACCGGACGGAATTTAACAACCTGACCAAGTTCAACCTGCTGGGCAACCGGACAGTGTATCTGGACAAACGCGGTTATCCGCAGTTCAAGGCCATGGGGGTTAAGTGGAACTTCACCAGCAAGAAGGACGATGCCAACAACCTCGTCACTCAGCTGGCCAAGAAGCAGATCCACGGGTTCTCCATTGGAGGACCGGTCAAAGCAATCTCTGGCGTGGACGGTATGAACCCGGTGGCTGCACGTAACAGTGTCGCCAAGCAGGTGCAGTCCAGCGGTGGGGAAACCTCCGTTGAGGCGTTCATGAAGACGGTGGACAAAGCCATTGCGCTGAATGCGCGGGTGGTTAAGTTCGGTCAAATGGCCGCAGCAATGGGTGAACGCGTCAGTCGGCTCAGTGCCGACATGGACGATGCGTACAACAGTGTCAACACCGAGAAGAGCCTCGAAGAGAACGCCATCCGTGTGCGTGAACTCCGTGCCCTGCATCGGTCAGCACGCCGCAGCGTCTCGCAGTACATGTTCCTGGGTAAAGCACTGGCGACCATGATGGAAGATCATGCCTCGTACGTCTATCGCAACATCACGCTCATCGCCAACGATGTGCTAAAGAAAAGTAACTGAACAAGGACCCTTATCATGCGCCATGATTCGCTGTTGCAACGCGCCTTAAACGTCTCTGCCGAAAGTATGGCAGAAGAGTTCACGCCAGAAGACATCCAGGACCAGTACGACGAACTGGAAGCGGGCAGTACAGACGTTTCGATCGAAGACGTCATGACCGACGAGCACGAAGTCCAACACATGACCGAGCAACTGGCTGTCGTGCGTGAGATGGTTGAGCAGGTTCCACCCGAAGCTAAGGTGGTCTCGTTCGAATCGTTGAACCGTCTTGTCGACACCATCTCCATGCGTTATGGTCAGACAGAAACCACCTCACTGGAAAGCCTGTCGGCTGATGACGCTCGGGAGAATCTCCTGAACCGCATCGACACCCTTCAAACCAGCCTGGAAGCGGCACTGACTGTCTCTCAGGAATCCTGGTCGGTGAAAGACCTTTGGGACCGCGCCGGTGGGGTTGAGCGAAACTCCGTAGAACTCGAATCGGCGCTCAAGCAGCTCGACTCACGTAAACAGTGGTTCAGCGAGAACGGTATCATTATCGACTCCCTGGGACAGCTGCAGTACATGTCGGTCAACGAGCAGTTCACTAAGAACCTGACCAAGGACACTGAGACGACTGTAAAGCACGTTGAAGACTTGCTAGCGACCGCCGACGTCGCTCTTAGCACTTCTGAAAAACTGGCAAAGCTTGTCGCCAATGCTCAAATCGTGTCAGATGACGATGCCGTTACCCTGCTCGCTAAAGCTGTGGAATTGGCTAACCCCTCTCAGATGGGCAAGCAGAAGCTTGACGGCGTGTTCCTGCTGAACAATGAGCACAGTGAGTTCCAGATTAGTCCTCTGAAGAGCCCCGCCGGAATCCCTCTGAAGAACTGGGAGAACATTGGCTATTACAGTAAGTCCAGCCTTGCAAAGGTCAAGCATGGCGTGAAAGCCTCTCGCTTCTTGCGTTTACCAGCGTGGTTGGTCGGTGCTACAGCCGGCTCCCAGCTTACTGCGGTTACAATGGCAGGAACTGGGTTAGTTGGATCGGTGACCGGTCTAGGTGTCGGGGTTGTCATTGGTTTCGCGGCGTCTGGCATGGTCAATGACCGCAAGGCCGGTAAGCAGACCAAGCACAACATCAAGTACGACGAAATCCACTCTTCGTTCGACAAGGTGGTAGCGCTGGCGCGTAAGTCGGCAAGTCGTCGTCGTCAATTACCTGGACTGTTCAAGAAAGCCACAGCTGGGCGCGATGACACCATCAAGCGGATAGATTCGCTGATGACCACCTGCGGCAGTGAAGGCAAAGCCGCCCTGAAGGTTCTGCGGACCATCTGCATGAGTTCTGATCGGGTAGGTTGGGCGCTCAACCTGTGGGCCTTCGGCATCATGGAGCAGGTAACGCGTAACAGCAATGCCATTGCTCGCAAGATGATCAAGAGCTCTAAATGACAACATACAGGGAGGGCCAACGCCCTCCCTGTATGCCGTGTCGATTCGATTCGAACTTTTTTCAATGATACATAGTAAGAGTGAATAGGAAGAATGATCTCCCTATCTACCCGTGTTCATTGGAGAACAACATGACTCAAGTTACTCGCGAATCCCTGAAAGCTAAACTGGCCACTGTCTTCACCACTCAGGTTGAAGGTACCGAGCAAATCTCTTTCAGCGTCAATGCCCTCGCCCAGATGAATGCCATCGTTGAGCGCATGAAAGAAGAAAGCCACTTTGACGAAAGTCAAATCACCCAAGATGACCTGAACGTTGCGGATCAGATCATCAACCACTTCACCCCCAAGGCCATCACCGGCCAAGTGGAGAACGGCGTGTTGCTGCCTATCAGCGATGCGGAGTATCTGGAAGCGATCAACACCATCAAGCAAGAAGGTGAGCTGATGGAGTTCTTCGTGGTCCTGCCGGTGGTACTGGTGGCCGAAGTGGCCAATGAAGTCAAAGCATTCTATCGTTAAGGAGTCCATCATGGATAAACTCATTGCCCTCGGAATCGGCATCGGTGTCGGTTACTGGCTGAAGTGCCGCGCTGATGAGCGGGCACAACTCAAGCGTGAAAACCTCGAACTCAAAGCTAAACTGGAAGGAAAGTAATCATGACTGGCTATAACCCCCTGATTGATGCCGGTGTTATAGCCGGTCTGATGGTCATCGTGCTGATCGCCTGCTACTTCGGTAGCAAGCAGGATGCCAAAAAGAAAGCCGCCCTGCGCGGCGCCACTCGCATTACTCACTAAACCTGAATTACCTGGAGATACAACCATGTCCCTGATCGATATCGTCAAAGAAACCGCTGGCACCGTTCTGGAAGCCATCAGCGAGAACCCCGTTGTAGCCGCTGGCGTGGCCGTAGGCGCTGTTGCTGTGACCGGTGGTGGTCTGTGGTTCAACAAGCGCCGCAAGGCCAAGAAAGCGACGGCTGCGGCCATTGCTGAGAAGAAGTCTGTAGACACCGCAGCGGCCATCGCCGAAGGAAAACTGGTGCCCACTGAAGTACCACCGATCAATGCCGAGCATTCCAATGCACAAGCAGCGGTCATCAAGCTCAATGAGCAACACGGCGGTGTCATCCTTGGCGCTGCCAAGGGTTGACTGCCATTCCCTGAGAAAGGGGCCTTCGGGCCCTTTTCTTTTTGTGGTTTTCAGATTCCATTCAAGCTTTTTGTACTGCTACATTATCAAGGTGTATATCGGAAGCTGATTGTAAATAAAAACTTCAGCCGCCACTGATGTGCGTTAACACGTGTTGACCAACGAAAATTAAATGGAGTAATAGCGATGTCCGAAGCACTGAACAAAGTATCCGAGCAGATCAAGTCCCTGGCCGCGAAGGTGGAATCGAACATCTCCTTCGACGACGACGGTGCTGCCGTTCTGCCCGAGACTTTCGTCAAGGACAACCTGCCGGAAGGCGTCACCATCGAAGGCATCAAGCAGGTGCAAGACACCGAAGCCAACTTCGCTGGCGCCCTGGCGCTGGGTCTGGGCAACGCCACCCATGGCCTGATGAAGGAAAAAGCCGACCTGAACCGTACCAGCGCATCGCTGGACTTCGGCAACAACACCATCCGCGCTTCCGTCGACCGTAAGGTCATGGTGCGTGCGCCTGGTTCGACCGAAGAGAAAGCTAAGTACGGCAACGTCAGCGTCAAGCTCGACAGCGGTGCCGCTGCCAAGCGTGGCGACCTCAAGCGCGTTCTGACTCACGTGACCGAGTCCTTCGCTGCCAGCTTCGACAAGTAAGCTCATGGCCTACAGCCAGTCACTTCGGTGACTGGCTGTTATGCCGTTTCTTTTTTGCGCCACCGGGAAAATAGAACCGGGTTGGAACATTCTGTGAAGCATGACTACACATGCTCTACACTTAAGCATAGACAACAGGAGTCTTCATGAACGCTTTCATCGATCCGTCCAACGCTTGCCTGGACCTCACCCAAGAGCAGGTTGCGCTGCGCACCGAACTGCAAGGCATCGCCGAGGCGCTGCTCAAAGGCGGGTTCTACTTCCGTCTGATCATGACCGATGACATTCTGCACATGTCGGACATTCGCGGCCGGGCTAAAGAAGGCCTGTCACCCAATCCTGACAGCAAGGCCAAGGACAACTTCTTCTACGGCGCCGCCCTGCCCGATGCGCTCCAAGAGGCCGTCGATCAGATCGTGCGCAGCCACAAGAAAGTACTGCTCGACATCGTCACGACCAACAAGCATCTGCTGGACGAGATGGGTATCACGGCAGCGTTCGATGTGGGTCAGAAGGCGTTCCTCATTCAGTTCAAGAACTGCGGCATGGGCTTCTACCTGAGCGAGCGGGTACACACCCCACGCCATCAGCGGCCTAAACGTATGACCCTCGCCGGTGTGGCGCACAATGCAGGGATCGTCCCGGCGGCTAAACCTGCCGTCAAGACTGAACCCAAAGCGGTGAAGAACTCCACCAGCGAAGGCGTCAAGCGTGCCCCGAAAACCGCTCCGGCCAAACGTCGGAAGTTCACGGTGATTCGCGAGGTCAAGAACTGAAGTATCACTGCCCCGTCTTCGGACGGGGCTTTGCGAGGTGGGTATGAAGTTGACGGTCGTTGAAGGTGCCCTTCTGGGCGCGATCATGGCGAACGAAGAACGAATCAGCGAAGCAGCCGAGGAAGGTCACGAGTGGCGGTATCGCGGGCGCTTTGATGATTGCGATGAATACGGCAACATCACAGGTGAGGTCATCCTGGATGATGAGATTCGCGTCGCGTTCTCACGCAGTAAACTAGAAGGCTTCGATTACACGCTGTTTGTCCAGTTCTGGGACGCCGAGGGCATGGTGGATTTCTTCTATGTCGATTTGGGGGTCAAGACCTGGTCGATCAAGATTGCTACCAACCCAGACCCTGAAGCGGTCTTCAGCCCCATTGAAGATTTCGGGACGGTCATTGACATGATGGCTCGCCTGGAACAGATGGACCTCGACCTTGCCGCCGAAGCAAAACGTCGCCGTGAGGAACAAGCCGCCTACGCTGAGCGCAGGTCTCGTTTCACGGTGATTGACTGTCAGCCCTAATGGATGAGCCATGGAATCCTGTCCTGTTGTCGACGATTACATCCCGGTTGATCTGGACCCCGATCAGACCTTTCACCACGTTGCCCTAGAAGGCGCTATAAGGGCCATAGAGGACGACTTAAGCGTTCCGCCATACATCGGCTCGCATTATATCGATCCGCGCTCTATGAGACATATAGCGAGCTTGCAGGCGATGCATGAACTGGTCACAACGCCGGGGTTTGAAGTGGACCTCTGGCGTACTGGTGATCGTGAACCGACCTACACCCCGTACCGTCGTTTTGTCAAGCGTGGCTTTCGCACCGACCAGCTGATGGTCCAGAGCACCAAAGGCTGGATCGTACTGGGGCATGTGGATACATGTTACAGTTGGCGGTGACAGCACGGCATAGACAGGAGCCTTCGGGCTCCTGTCCTTATTTCTTTTTTTGTCCGACTCGACTTTATTTCAATGATACATGATAGACGTGAATAACCTATCACCATCAGGAGTGGCACCATGAAAAAGCAATCCCCCATCGTCATGGACATCTATGAAAACCCTGAAGCCATGCCCAAACATGGCGAGTACCGCAAGATCATTCACCTGATCGGTCAGCAACTGGGCTACATTGACATCGGCGACAAAGCTAAACGTTTCGGTCCAACTGAAGAGTTCCGATTGGTCGAAGGGTATCGGCGGCAGCGCCATGTGGTCCTGTTTCCCGAAGATGACGATGTCGTCTTCCTGACCCGTGGGACCGATGTTAATGGCAAAGTTTGTCTTGAGGCCTATGTGCCTGAAGGGGACTACGATTATAAAACCGTGATGAAAATCCGTCGTACCGATCCGCGTGTTAAAGTGACTAAACCCACCTCTACTGAAAAGGATGTCGCCATGCAAGTGCATGTTAAAACTGAAAGCCTGCGTGAAATGCCCCGGACTGGGATGCTCGTAGATTTCATCAAGCTGCTCAATGAACAAGACGGCTATACCGACCGCGACAATAAGCACGTACCCTTTGGCGAGGTGGCGTACTTCCGTGCCATGGTGGGGTTCCGTAACCGCAAGTGGATCGAGTTCGTGCCGGAGTCTGGCGAACCTAAGGATCTCATCTTCCTGACGGTGAGCGATGGCAAGATCATGCAAGAAGACGATCCTCGCGTCAACGGCTCCGGCAACATGCTGGCGCGCATCACCCGCAGCCACAAGGCAGCAATCCCCACCCCGCCTCGTGCGGATCTGGCTAAGCGTCTGTTGGATTCAGACGGTCTTGTAGGCAACGCACTGGGTGGCGCACATGCCAGTAAAGACGAGCGGTTCGACAAACGTCACAGCGAGAAGAAGACTCTGTCCACCGGCGAGGTAGTTCACCTCTTCTGCGACAACGAGGAGGAAATGGAGTCGGTACTCTCCATGTACAACACCGCCGTCTGGAGTGCGATTCAGGAAGTGCTCATCAACCGTGGCAATAAAGCCATGGTGCAGATCACGCTGGGCTGCACACAAGCTGGGGTTAAGCTGTACATGCGGGTGAATGACCACACCACCACCGACCACTTCGAGTTCGATGGTAATCGGTTCACTCCCACGAGCCGTGACAAGATCGAAGAGGAGTTGGCAATACTTGATGTGATCTGGCAACAGGAGGACAAGGAAGCAGAACTGCCTGAAGAGCAACCCAAAGCTGCGGTTCAGAGCAAGGTGGAGTGGATGTATAACGAGGTCTTGCTGCGGGACAACAACACGCTTGTACTGGAACTGGGGGTCGATAACGCAAACGTTGTAGCCCACTTGCAGCATGTCGACAACGGTCGGTTCTGGACGGAGCTGTTTGATGAGTTGGATTACGAGAACATCGTCGATGGGGCCGTCGTGGCAATCCGGGGGTCCAACCGTTTCGACGGTCTGATAACGGTACAAGTGGTGTATAAGAAGCATGCCTTCTACTACATCTACAAGGACCGTTGCCTAAAGCCGGTTGTCTCAAGAGAGCATCACCCAATCGATCCTGTCGCGGCTGACGTTACCATGGACGTTACCATGGACGTTAAGGTTATCGATAAGGTGAAGCGTAAGCAGTTTGGGATTGCTGACGTTGCGGCCAAGGCTCGGGGTACTAACGCTCCTCGCCGTGCATTCGGCGCTGGGTTACATGAGCCTGAGTCGAGTCCTGAGCGCGATTGGATTCCGCAGATGAATCAGTTCGTGCGGGTGGAAGGCATGAAGGGAGCGTATGTCATCGCTGATTATGATGACTACGCCGAGATGTTCGTTGTTCGCATGGCAGATTCTTGCCGACGTGAACGCGAAGCCCAGATGAATCCGGATGCGGTGTGTCTGCGCGTTCCGGGCAATGCCCTGCGTCCGATTGCTCTGAAATACTAACCGACGGCATAGGAGGGAGCCCAATGGGCTCCCTCCTAGCTGTTTCTTTTTTTCTTTCGTCAGGCTTAGAGCTTGATGAAAGTGCGGTTGAACTCCGCCACCTGCTCGGTGAAGCCGGTGTTGTGCTTCTTCACGTCTTCCTCGACACCTGTCATGAACGCAGGCTTCAGGTTCGGGCTGGTGCCCGTCTTCGGCATGGCGTCCAGCAGCTGCTGGGCGAAACGATCGACAGCGATACCCACTTGCTGCATGCCCGTCCACGGGATCGACAGCACCAGCTCTTCGCCGTCTGCAGTCTTGTCCCGACGACCGGTGAAGTCACCGGCAGTGGTCGGATACATGTTGGTCATCAGCCACGCCGCGTTGACCTTGGTGAAGGTCGGGTCCGGCTCGAAGGCGATGATGGACATCGAGTAGATGTCCGGCAGCAGATCCGTCGGAGTGTTCAGGCGAGTAGCGATACCTGGCACTTTCGAATCCGGGTCCATGATCAGTTCGGTGATCCAGGATTCGAAGAACCGCTGGACCGGACGACCGTACTTCTCACGGATGGTCATCGAAGGATCGGAACGCGTGCGCGTCACG